TTTCCCATAGCGCTTCCCGTTCGGCTTTGGTCATAAGAAAAAATCCTCCTCATCGAGCTTTTATCTGAGGAAGATTATCCCTTAAACTTGGGTATTATGCCAAGGTGGGTTGTATTTGACGCTTACTGTTATCGGCTCCAAGATGAAACACAGAACCATCATGGTGCTTATACTTTCGTACCGACCGGAACCAATCAAGCATACGGGTTGGCCGTTTGGTCAAAACCAGAAATGTATGTTGGGATGCCAGCGCCATAACTGCAAACACTTTGTTAATAAACTTGTCAGATACCTCTTGGTGGAATAAATCTCCCATGCTACATACAAACACCCGTCTAGGTTTGCGCCACCACAACGGTTCTTCCAACCGCTCCGGATGCAAGGTGACCTTGAACGGATCATCCTCCGGGTACCCAAACCGACCGCGGAGCCTGGTAGCCATCCTTCGGGCATAGCAGTTCTGGCAACCTTCCGACACCGGGCTACAGCCCGTAGTAGGGTTCCAGACGTGTGTCGCCCATTCTATCCTCGTTCGTCCCATAACTCACACCTTCCACAACCATCCACCGGCCCAAAAACCGACGACCTCCAGGTTTTCCGGCAGATGTTTATCAAAAAATGCTGCCACACGCCGCAAGTCGTCCTCGGTCTGGCAGTAAACCACCCGTTCCCCGTAGTGTACTAAGTCCGCTGCCGCATCAACAACATCAAGGACAAACATCGGGTCGTCTATCACGGCTTCCCGCCGGCGGCGGTCTTCGGTTTTTAGCGCCTTTTCCATATCACCCGGCATGTTTATCACCCCGCAATTCTTGACCTAAATCCCGTGCGCAGCATGGACATTAGTTTATTACGCTCCGGTTTAAGGCGATGAATTTTCATGGGCACCCTCCTTGCCGCCGTTTTCTTCCTCCGGCACCGGCATGATAGCTCCGCATATTTCGCAAACCCATGGTGAACCACTATCAGCGCTGTACCAGACTCTTCCGCATCCCGGGCAAATACGCTTCTGCATATTCATCACCAATTCAGGTAACATTTCAAATTCGCTAGCCGGCCAGAGACATACCCACCGGCATCCGCGTGGATCCAAATATCATCGGTAGTATCCACGGTAAAGCTATCCAGAGTTATCTCTACCACCCGCACTGGCCTTCCGGTGGGGATGTGCCTGAGCACATCCCCAACCAGAAACGTCGGAAAGCGGCTACGACACTTTGGGCAAGTCCACTGCATCATCATTCTCCTCCGGCCATATCTCCGCCAGGAACATACTGGGCTCTGCCGGCTTGCCCTGGTACATTTCCGTAGTGCTCAGGTAAAGCCTTTCCCTGGCCCTGGTCATGCCTACGTAACACAGCCGGCGCTCCTCCTCCACCGATTCCGGCACCAGCTCCCCGTTAACATACACACAACTCCGCCGGTGGGGCAGCAGGCCCTGGTTCATCCCGGCCAAAAACACCACCGGAAACTCCAGGCCCTTCGACCGGTGCAGGGTCATCAGCTGCACTTTGTCGATGCCGGCCTCTGGTTCCGTCGGGCGGCTGCCGGCCTGCTCAGCATAAGCAAGGAATTCGCGCAGGGTAGCAAATCTCGACGCAGCCCCGGCAAGGGCATTCAAGTTTTCAATCCGCGGGTTATCGGCGCCCTCATCTACCCCCTCTTCCTCCGCCAACCATGCGTCATACTGCGTCAATTCGCGCACCTTCATGACCATTTGCGCCGGCGGAAGGTGCTCTTTATAACGCATTAGTTGCTCAATGCACCAGAGGAAGTCACGCACTCCCCGGTACCGGTACTGGCCAGCCTCCGGGCATTTCCCCAGGGCCTCCAGGAGCGGTATCCCCTGCCGGTGGCTGTATTCCTGTGCTTTCTGCAGGAACACTTTCCCCAGATACCTCTTGGGCACGTTCACCACCCTGGTAATGGCCTCTACATCGTTGGGGTCCTCCAGGATCCGGAGGTAAGCCAGGATGTCCCGAACCTCCTTACGCTGGTAGAACCCGGCCGCGCCGTGAATGACGTATGGGATGCCGGCGTCGATCAGGGCATCCTCTAGTGCCCGGGAGTGGGCGTTCACCCGGTAAAGAACGGCGCAATCACCATACCGGTAATCCCCGGCCTTGACCAGGGCCTGGATTTCCTCCACTATCTGTTGGGCTTCGTGGTCTTCGTCGTCTCCATGCATCATGATAGGATCCTGCATAGCCTCCCTGTGAGCCCGACAGGTCTTATCCACCTGGTTCCGGTTATGTTTGATCAGGGCGTTAGAAAATTCCACGATGTTGGAACTGGACCGGTAATTTGTCTCCAGGCAGACCACCTTCGCCCGCCACTGTTTTTGGAAGTTGATGATGAAGTCCACCCGGGCCGCCCGCCACCCGTAGATGGCCTGGTAATCGTCCCCGACCACGAACACATTGTTCAGCGGGTGCGCCCACAGTTTCAGAATTTCGTACTGGGCCAGGTTGGTGTCCTGGAACTCGTCAACCAGGATATAGCGGAACAAATTGGCCCACTTGGCCCGAATGCCGGGGTTGTTTTTAAGGAGCTGATAGCACCACAAAAGCATGTCGTCGAAGTCCAGTTTCTTTTCCTGCTCCTTCCGGGCCTCATATTTCCGGTACAGCGCCCGGTACTTTTCGACCATTTCCGCCGGCACCCGGTCCAGTTGGTCATCCGGGGTGCGCAGGTTGTTTTTCTGCCAGCTTATAAAGGCTAGGGCCTGGCCCACGTCCAGGGCCCAGTTCATCCCCTCCGGGTTCTGCTTGGAAGGCGGTGCCAGGATGTCACGCACCGTCTTTTTCTGCCAGTATTCACTGGCGGGCTCGTATGGTTCCCGGCCCTGGGCCTTCCATTCCTCCCGGAGAATCCTGTAGCAGATACTGTGAAACGTTCCCACGTTCAGATCCTCCAGGGCGCTGGCGCCGATGATAGGCTCCAACCGCTCCACCATTTCGCCGGCTGCCTTCCGGGTGAATGTTACGGCCAGGATATTCCGGGCCGGGATGCCGCACTCTGCTACCAGGCGCCCGATGCGCATGGTCAGCACCCGGGTTTTCCCGCTGCCGGCGCCGGCCAGCACACAGCATGGCCCGTCCTTATGTTCAACCGCCTCCCGCTGGGCGGGGTTAAGTCCCTCCAGGTCCATATTTTTCCTCCCTTCCTGGGTGTAAAAATAGCGGGCACCCGGGCTAGGCACCCGCGGTAACTCTTTTAACCCATGGGTGGTCACGGTCCGGGTGGTAAAACCGGTGCACCACCCCGGAGCTTCTGATTATCTCGATGTAGTTTTCCGTAATTTCCCCCAGGTCGTCACCGGGAAACATCAGGGCCACCAGGCCGGGCCGGTTCATACCGTCCACGATGTTCCAAAACCGGCTTTCCCAGAGGTCCTTGAAGGACCACCCGGCGGCCAGGGCCTCCGCTTCCCTGGCCCGAACCCGGGCGGCCACCTGGGGGTTAACCTTCGATACCGGTGAGATCATGTTCATAGATGGACCTCAGATAATCAAGGAACAAGCTCAGATCGTCCTGAGTTTTGATTACCTCGGTCAGGCTTTTCATGCCAGCCATGTTGAAATAACGCCTGGCCTCGTCATGTATTTGCTGTTCACTGAACATTCTTTTGGCTTCCGCCCAAAACTGGGTCCAGTTCAGGCCGCTGTTACTGCCGGAGTTAGCAGGCTTACCCGCCCTTGACTGGCTTGCGCCCTGGCATTCCTGGCACAGCGGTTTGCCAAAGTTTTTGGTGCTGTAGGCGTGTATGCCTTGGGTAATTGACTTGCCGCAGGAACTGCAACTGTACCTGGTTTCTCCAGTAGAGCCACCGTTACCGTTACTTCCCTTTTTCCCGCTCCCCCAGTTTGCAGGCTTATTATGGTCAATCCACTCCGATACTTCCTGGCGGGTGATATCGGACCATTCGGTCACGTCGCGCCCCAGGTATTCGGAGAACATGGCCAGAATCTCTTCCTCGGTCTTGCCTTTGCAGATTTTCTTGACCAGCTCAATTTGTTTTTTGCTGGGGGCTTCCGGCATTCCAAAGTCCTCCATATCCTGAGTGAACAGGCGGCTGGCTCCGGTGGCTTTTAAGATCCCATCAACGAAGGCCCTTTTGGCGGCCATTTTAAGCAGGGTATTGTGCTGGTCCATAATGTCCGGATTCTGAATTTGAATCTCGTCGCCCGTCTCGTCTTTGGTCTTGCGCCAGCGGTATTTTTTTTCGTAGCTGTTGGCGGCACCCACACCGTAAGCAACTTGCAAACCGCTTTCCCGGTGAATGATGTACATGCCAACATCATAGGCAAGGTAATTTCTCTCCAGATCCCGTTCAACGTTTAAGATTTCCAGTTTCCCCGGCGAAAGCCGGAAAAGCTGGCTGAGGAGTTCAGCACCGGCTTTTAACAGCGTAGGTTTATCCGTACCAGGCACCCGGTCATAGTCAACTCCGGGCACCATCACTTCCTTGAGAAACCGGTCGAGAGCCTGGCGTTGCATTTTGGCCATGTTAATGGCTCGGTCTAGGTCTGCTGGCGTAATATCCAAGTTAACCGGCATCATGGTTTGCTCTCCCAAGTTTTACACCCCCGATAACTTGATCTGGAACTTCGGTGGTCGCTCCACCACGGTAATGCCTGGGATAACTTCCCCGGTTTCAGAGTCTATAACCTTGCCGTCCACCACCTGGATTTTCTTTTTGAGATTGGCCCAATCCAGTTTTGGGGCCGGCGGTGGAGGCTGCACAACGAACTCCGGCCGGTTTTTCATCGCCCAGGCCATAACAACGGTCTCGTCGCGGTGGAATTCCGGCTGTTGTGCCCGGAGTTGAAGTTCCCCGTGGGGCAGTTTGATGGTTTTCGCCCGGGGGTTCTCCTCCAGTTGCCGCCGGTGGTAGTCTTCCAGGAGATAGTCCAGGTACTCCCGGGCCTGGTCGGCCCGTTTTTCCTCCTCGGCAAGCCAGGCCTGAATTCGTTCAATCTCCGCCTGGGCAGCCGCCCGGGATTCTTGCCGGCCTCGTTCAATGGCCGCAATTTTCCGCATCGCCCAGATGGCCTGTTCTTTTGTCTCTATGCGGAATTTGGGTTTCTCTTGATTTTCCGTCGGTGCCTCTATAGCTTGCACCAGATATTCGTCTAAACGCGCCAATGCGTCCATGCTATCACTCCTTGAAAAGGGGTATTAGGGCCGGGCCGAACCCGGCCCTTGGGAAGGAGAAGGAGAAAGGAGAGGTTAGGCAAATTGCCGCGCCGCCCGGACAGGATCTCCTGCCTTGCCCCCGTACTGTCCGGGCGGGGGCAAACTTTCAGCCGCCCCGCCGCCAAGCCGCATAACCCCTGTTACGGCCCCTGCTCTGAAATTGATTCAGAGGTCAACTTCCCCCGTCGCGCACGGGGCAGCCTGGTATCGCTATGCAGAAACTACTTCCCGCACCAGCACCGGCACCGGGATATACGACCCGGCCCGGTACGATAACCAGCGTGACTCTCGCACTCTAACCCCCGGTGCCGGCTCCCAGCCAGGGTGGCCCTCCCGGGAATAACACAGCCGGCAGGCGGGGTGGATGTTACCGAGCTTACTCTTTCCATTATGGGCGCAGTTTGAGCAATCTGCGCCCCGGTTTTCAACTTGCATTGTTTCACCCCCGTGTGATATACTGGGGTAGGGATAATATCCGGCGGTCAAACTGCCGCTTTTTTCTTTACATAGCCGCGTTCGCGGCATTTTTTGTTGTGGGCCGCTACCAGTTCGGCCACGTCTATCGTCCGACCCAAGGCCATCTTAAGGATCTCCACGCTGTGCTCCACATCGAAGAACTCCAGGATTGCTTCCCTGAACTCTCGCCATTCCTGCTCTGTGAAGTCGCCCCGGCAGTGTTTGTTTACTGCTAGCCGCATAACCCTAGAAAGCACATCCTTGGCTTCTTCCAGTTCCTCCGCAAGTTTCAGAACCACATGCGCCAGGTCGGTACTTACCGCGTCCAGCACCTCGTAGCTATACGTCCTCCCGATAGCGCATTTTTCGCGGCAGTGCCGGTGCGTGAGTTCCGGCTTCCGGTAAATCCTGGACATGGCCAGGACAATTTCGTCACTCGGTGTTACATCCCCAAGTTCGTAGGCCCTCAGCGTCCGGAGGCCGATATGTAACCGCTCTGCCGCTTCTTTTTGCGTCAAGCCCGCCTCTTCTCGGGCCTCGGCGTACATTGGCACCCCTCCATCTTTCAGCTATGCTGTTATCAAGGGGTTAGCGAATGCTCCTACCCCACTCGCGAATCAAAACAATCTGCCTCCTCCATTTCCTCCGCCATTCCCTCTGCCGCTTCCATGCTCTGTAAGCTTCTACTAACCGCCGAATCACCGCTTCACCTCCCCCCTCCGGCCCCGCCCACAACGCCTACCGTGGCGGGGCTATCTACTGCATCATCAGCTGGCCTACTTCTTCCGCCAGCAGACAAACAAACTCTGCCAGTTGCATTACCGCTTTTCGTGGGTCTTCGAAGTCACCGAGGGCAATTTTCTCGATGTCATCTTTCCAGCCGCAGAGCCTGTCCCAAATTGGGTTCTCTTGTGTCTTACCCATGTGCGCTCACCACCTTTGTCAGCTTCGCATTCCGCACCCGCCGCCTGGTTTTCCGGGCGTGCTTCGTAAGCTGCTCCACCCGGGCCTCCACTTTGCGGTAGCAATCCGCGTGGTAGGTCTTGCCGCCGGCGGAAACGCTCTCATCCTCCGGCCAGACGGGCTCGAAGCAGATCGGGCACAGGCCCTTGGCACTGATTTCCATGACTTCACCTCCTTCCATCGCCGGCCTCCGGTTATTCGGTTGTCAAGGAGCATTGTTAGCAGGTTTGTTGCTACACCTCTCCCCGGGCAACCATCTCCAGGAGCCTGTCTCTATGTATCCTGATGGCCCGGCCAGCTTTGAAGGCCGGGATTCTGCGTTGACGGACCAACTCGTAAATGGTGTGGCGGTCCAGCTGGAGCATCCGGGATGCCTGCGCTACCGTCAGAATTGGTGGATACTCTTCATGCTTGACCTGCATCAGCGGGCACTGGTGCATCATCCCTCACCTCTCAACCTCGACCATATCCCTGCCCATGTAGCCGTCTACGATGTCCCGGCCGCCTTCCAGAATCAACCGGACGTACCTGGCATGGGTCCGGTGTAGCACTTCCACGACCTCTTTACCGTTGATACGGTCGCCTTCTCGGACCTCTTCGATGGGGATTCTGAGCTTCACCGTGATCACCCCCTACTCCCCCGAGGCACGGGGGATATTTGATGATTCGTTATTTACGTATTGAGGTCGTAATAAAGAGGAGGGGTCGGTACCTAAAGCAAATGCCAACTTTTCCAGGGTTTTTATAGAAGGCTTTATACGCCCTTTTTCGATGTCGCACAAGGTACTAACTGCAATCCCTGCGCTGCGGGCTAATTCAAATTGCTTTAGGCCCTTACGCACCCTGGCCTCTCTGATAACTTCTCCCAACATAGCAATCACCACCTATGGACATAATACGTTATATGCGTATTTGAGTAAAGTATTAAAATTCGCCATTTACGAAGATTGCATCACTATAACCGTCCCGGACTCGTTGTATCTCGCTAATTCGTTAAAAACGAATCGATCATGCTTTCTGCTGTCAACTATTTTCGGTAAAATAATATTACGGTGACAACGTAGGAGTGTTTCAAATGGAGATTCGGGTTGGACCAATCATCAGAAAGATTCGTGAACAATACGGTTTGGAGCAACAGGACTTGGCTAGGACGGCTAATATATCCCCATCTTTTTTAAACGATATCGAAAAAAGCCGAAGCAATCCTGCTTTAGATACATTTTGTCGCATAGCACAAACGCTTGGCCAAAACCCAGGCCGCTTACTTAATATGGCGTTAGGCATAACTGAATCAACCAAATCCATCCCCATCCTGGGCCAAATCCGGGCTGGCCTGCCAATCTTTGCGGAAGAAAACTACGAAGGCGGGATAGAAATCCCCTCGGATATAACAGCAGATTTTGCCCTGCGCGTCCGGGGTGACAGCATGATCGGTGCTGGTATCCTGGATGGTGATTACGCAATATGCCGTAAAGCGGAAACGATCAACGCCCATAGCGGCCAGATCGTGGTGGCTGTGAGATGCGAAACTGCTGAGTATGCCGAGGCTACATTGAAATATTTCTTTGAAAACAACGGCCACCCCGTTTTGCGGGCGGCCAATCCCGAGTACGAGGATATTGACTTTGATGAAGAAGGATATCGTGTGGCCGGTATCATGGTGGCCCTTCTCCGCTACGGGGCGCCGGATTACAGGATTTATCGGGAGTACATATCCACCAGGGATTATGCCCTTCAGGAATGGGACGAAGTAATAGAGAAAGCCGCAACCGCCGGGATCAAGCCTTCGGTAATAAAGGAACTGATAGACGTACAGGTGGAAATTGCAAAAAGGTTAAAGGGCTAACAGAACCTCTTTACCCCACTGGGGGAAGGGGGTTTTGTGTTTTTTTGGGGGATTCGACAAGAGGTTACAAAGTATGACATAAGGAGATATGGTTATGTTTTGCAAAAAGCAAAAATACGGTGGTCTAATTGCATACCTCGGCCTTCAAGATTTTTGGGTTAATCTATCAGAAGATGAAAGACAGTTTATTCGAGAATGTTACACAAAGGGATTAAGCTCAGGAACACGAAATCCTAAAGAGGTTGATAACCCAGAGGTCAAAACAAGTACCTCTCAGACTGCAAGTGCCTTTCTCAATACTTACGCTACCTGGGCCATCAACGCAAAGCGTTACGATTTAGCCGATAAGTTATCTCAAGAAGCATTAAAGAAAAACCAAAATGTTATCGAAAGACACTATACATATAACCACCTCATTGACCTCTATTACAAGCAGCGCGATAAAGGGCCTGAATTCATCCAAAAGTGTATTGAATACTGTAAGGCGGACATTGAAATGTTTCCTGAATTCAGGGATGCCTGGTTAACTCAAGAAAGAAGCAGGTTAATCAGCCTTGCTAAAAGTGAATTTACCAGCGAGCGAGATAAAAAGAGATATCTCGAAGAGTTAGCTAATTTGAAGTTTAATTTACGAATTCCTTCATTCGAGCGATTAGCCATTATTTATGAGAAACAGGGGAAAATACTTGAAGCAATTGAGGTTTGTGAGTTGGCCCTTAAGTATGAATTATTCGACAATACGAAGGGGGGTTTTAAAGGTAGAATGGAGAAACTCAGGCGCAAATTAACGCTGAACAAGTAAAAAAGTGCCGCCGGAACGGCCTAAGGTGGGCGGTGCAATGACTGATTGGCGGGATAAGAAAGGGGGTGAAGATAATGAAGAAAGCCCTGTTGTGGATTGCTGGAATACTTGCCGTCGTCGTCATCATTACCGCCAATGCATGTAGTAGTCAAACCACATCTACTCCATCTGCTCCTTCTGGTCAGCAGTCCTCTCAGGCATCACAAGCGGCACGTACTGAAGAACCAAAAGCAGACTTGGAAGTAGTAGAAACGCACCCTGAAAAGGGCCAATTTGGTGAAAGGTACATAGCTGTGCGTTTGTCAATATAAAATTGATCCACCTGATAATGTGAAAGTGATCCACCAATGATAAAGTAAAAGTGATCCACTTCCACCGTTTTACCAATATCTAACATATGATGGTTATTTTGTAGAGCGT